CCATGTAGGCCGTGCCCATCTGAGCGATCGCGTTGGCGATGCCGGGCGCCACGTAGTGCTTGCCCACCATCTGGCCCTGCATCGGCGTCATGGCCTGGCCGCGCAGCGCGTCAACCATAGCCTGCTTGCGACGCATCTCGTCCTGCTCAGGGCGCATGGCGCCCATCTCCAGCAGGTAGTCGAACATCAGGTTGTCGTTCATTACAGGCCTCCGTAGTTCACCATCAGGTAGCCGTTGGCGTGGCGCTTGACCAGGTCAGGCCGCACGCGCTCCACCTCTTGTGCAATCACACCGCGTTGCGGCATTCCCATCATCGTGTAGTCGTAAATGCCCACGCCGATCGCGTGCGTGCCCACCCGCTTGATCCCTGACTTCAGGCGCCGGTCGGAGAACATGAACGCGGCCGAGCCGAGCTGCGCGCCGGCGCCCAGCAGGTTGCCAAAGCCGGCCTGCTGCGCGTTGTAAGAGCCCAGCGCGGCGTCGTAGCCCATCTGCGTGGCGCCCAGGATGTTGGGCGTCTCTGAACGCTGCGCGGCCGCGAACGACGGCATGTTGGGCATGTTGACCTGCTGACCCGACAGCAGCGCGTTCATCTCGTTGAGAGACATGCCGCGGCGCTGCATCTGCTCGGCGATCGCCTGCTGGCGCAAACGGTTGCGGGCATCGGCGAACTGCTGGTTCAGGCCGAACTGCTGCGCGGCAGCCTGGTTCTGCGCCTGCATGCGGGCGATGTCGAGCGCGGACGCCTGGCCCAGGGCCTGGTTGCCGAACTGACGCGCCTGCAGGTCCTGATTGAACGCCTGACCGGCCGCCTGGTTGGCGAGGTTGGCCTGCCCCATCATCTGGTTGTAGGCCTGGTTCTGCGCCTGGTTGCCGAAGTTGAACGCTCCTAGCGTCTGGCCATAGGCCTGATTGATCGCTTGGTTGTTCAGGTTGGCGTTGGTGACGTTCTGCTGGAACTGCTGACCCAGCGCCTGGTTGCCGGCCTGCTGGGCCTGCATTGCCTGGTTGAACGCCTGCCCCGTGGCCTGGTTGGCGAACTGGTTTGCAGATAACCCTTGGTTGAACGCCTGGTTCGCGGCCTGGTTGAAGAAGTTGCCGCCAGTGACGTCCTCGTTGAACGCCTGCTGTCGCGCACCCATCTGCATGCCGAACAGTCGCTGCGCCTCGGCGCCCGACTGGTCCAGCGCGTTGAAGCGCTCAGCGGCCTGGCGCTGGTTCAGCTCGTCCAGCGCGCGCTTGTAGCCTTCGCTGCCCAAGTCGAAGCCCTGGTTGGCCAGGCGCGTCTCGAGCTGCTGACGCTGGTAGTCGTGCACAGGCTGCATGCGCGTCATCAGCTGCGTGGCCACCTGATCGCGGAAGCCGCCGTCAATCTGCGGCAACATGGGGTTGTCGCCGGTGGCCAGCGAGCGCTGCACAGACTCCGTGCCAGTGCCTCGAGTTAGGTCACCCGTCATGCCGTTGAAGCCGGTGTTCAGCGGTTGCTGGCTAACGCCGTAGTTCAAGCCGCCGGTCATGGGCGACATGCCCATCTGCGGGCCGGCAAAGTTGAAGCCGCTCACCACGTTGTTGGCGCGCGAGTCAACACCCGTCTGCAGGCCGCGGGCGTAGTCGGCCACGCCGGTCTGCAGGTTGCCGACCGGGTTGGCCTCGGCCATCTGCGGCAGGTTGGCGTAGTCGAACGGGCGCTGATACTCGCTGGCCACGCGGTCCATAAAGTTGCCGGCCAGCTGCGAGCGGTCGTTCTGCAGACCGATCTGAGCATTCAGCGCAGACTGGAGCGCGGGCGCCAGGGTGTTGTTCTGCGTCCAGGACGTGACCTGTTGACCCGTGGCCGGGTCAATCTGCGAACTCGTCTGCCAGGACTGCGAACCGAACGGCGTGTTGATCGTCGGCCGGTTGGCAAAATTCTGGATGTTGGTCAGCTCTTTAGAAGCTGCCGCTTGCGTGTTAGCCGCACCGATGTAATCAGGTGGTGGAGGTGCTGATCCCTTGCCGCCCATGAGCGTTCTCCTTGATCCAGCGGCACTCGTCGTGTCGCATTTCAAACATTACGCAGTCAACCGTCTCAGCGATCCTGCGGAATCCCAACTTGTCATTCATCCGCAGCGCGTCGTCGAGGTTCTTGGGCGTCAAGCCGTAGATGGCCTCCATGCCGCATTTTACGAATGGATACTCGAAGGCTGCGCGCCACAGGTGCCTGTTCAGCCCATGCGGACCGTCAAACGCCACGTGAATCCAGCAGGCCGACAGCGTCCAGGCGTTGAAACCGACCGCGCAGGCGATCGTCCCGTCATCTCGCATGGACGCGATCGTGCGCAAGTCGCTGCTCCAGGGCAGCCGCGTGCGCCGGTTCATCCACTCCCAGACGACCGGATACTCGCCAGGTTGATCGGTCACCAGCTTCATAGGTATGCGTACTCCATGTCGCCGAACTTCTCATGCAACTTGCGCTCGGCGTCCTTGGCAAACGCGAGCATGTCGAGCTCGTCGATCAGCGCGTTGATGTCGACGATCTCCTCGCGCACGGGGTCCTGGTCCGACATCAGCACGCCGAAGCTGTACAAGTCACTGGCCAGGTCTGCGCCGTTGACGTCGTCCACCGATCCAGCGTCGTTAGCGTCGTCCATGAGGACGCCAAACGTGTAGTTGTCGCTGGCAAGGTCCGAGCCGTTGACGTCATCAACGTCGCCCAGCGTGTCGTCGTCCATGTCGGACAGCAGCACGCCAAACGTGCCGGCGCCGTCGCCCGCAACTAGGTTTTCACCACCTTCGCCCCAATGGCTCGCGTCGGTTTTGGTCCCGCCATTCGTAACAGTTGGCGGCGTCGGACGCGGAGGAGGAGGTGTCGGCGGTGGGTCCGGCGGCAGGTCTGGTGGCAGGTCCGGCGGCAAATCCGGCGGCAGGTCAGGCGGCACCTCTGGCGGCGGCTCAGGCGGCGGCTCAGGCGGCGGCTCAGGAGGAGGCGGTGGGGGCGGTGGCGGCGTGGGCGGTGGATCTGCCGGCGGTACCGGCGGCACATCAACGTCCGAAATTACCGCGTCATCGAGCATCACAAGTGCATCCAGCTTGGGCGCAGGCCGTGGCGCCGGTGGCACCATGGGAGCCGTCGGTGCTGGCGCCAAAGGCGTAGGCGGGGGCGGCGAGATTACGGGACGCGGCGCAGCGGGCGCCATGCTGACGGGAGTGTGAGCGGCGAACTTCTGACGCACGAACGGCGCCAACGCCATTCCGTTCTGCGGGTTGTCGTAGAACCGAATGCCGGGGTTAGAAAGGCCTGGCGCGGACGTACCGCGCAGGGCCTCAATGAGTGCGCTCGTCGGCGCTGCAGGTGCTGTTGCCATCACATCACTCCACCGATCTCAGTCATCACATGCGCGGACGTGAACACGGTCTGCGGCAGGCCGCGCACCTTCATGCACAGCGAACCGTAGTAGCCCAGGCCCGCAGTGCCAGCCCAGCCCTGGTAGGTGTTCTGCCCGGCCCATGTGGCCACGTTCCACACCGCCGCATCCCACAGCCCCGTGTCGTCAGCGCTATAGAACGGCGAGCCGCCGATCGGCGTGAGCTGGAACTGCGTGTTGATCTGCACCTTGATCGAAGGCGCCGACAGCGCGATAAAGATCGGACGCACCATGCCGAACTTCTTGTTCTGCGCAGGCGTGCCGAAGTGCGTGAACGCGCCCTGCATCTCGCCTTCGACGTAGTTGCCGCCGGCGCCGACCGAGTCGACAGCATCGCGGTCGCCGTATAAGCCCTTGCAGGTCAAGCCGTCGTCGGTGCCAAAGTACAGCTCGCCATCGATCACGGTCGCGCACCGCATTGGCATGCCCTCAAAGTCACACCAGGCGCCCGTGGTGACGTTCATCGCAAATTGGCGATACGTGCCGCCGTCGTTGGGCAGCTTGATCACAAGCACCTCGGACGACGGCACCACGAACACGTTGAAAAATTTCTCGTTGCGCAGCTTGCGCACGAGCGGTGCGAACACCGACTGAATCTTTGACGCTGGGCCGCCGGCCTGAACGTCCTGCGAATACTGGCCGGTGATGAGGCGCGACATCGGCACCAGGCCGAGCTCACTCACGATCATCACGTCGCCGCCGAACGGCGTGAAATATGTTCCGTGCCGCGGAACGGGGCCCACGTACCAGACGCCCTTGAGGTTGAACGTCGCGGCGTTGGTCGGGTCAGTGCCCTCCCACACGCCGATGTCGCCCTCGGTGCCAACCGCGACCAAGAAGTCGTCAACGCTGAAGCCGGCGTCGATCGTCCAGTTGAACAACGCCGAGATGTAGCCGCCGTTGCGCAAGATCGAGCCCATGGGCAACGCATCAGCGTGCCCCTGGATGTCGTTCACGTTGCGCATGTAGTACACACGCGAGTCGCCCTCAACCGTGAACCAGATGCGCCGCTTCCACACGGCAACGGTGCGCACGCTGGTCGACAGTCCCACCGTCGATGCAGTGCGGTCAACCCAGCCGCCGGTGGCGTCGTAGGTCCAGTACCCAGCGCCAGGCGAGACGGCCAGCAGGTAGGTGCCTGCGGCCGTGGAGAACTGCGTCGTCCACCACTCGTCATCGGTGCTGCCGGTGCCGCTCGGGGTCATGTCGACGGGCGCGCCGCCCGACGTGACGTCGTAAATTTTTCCATTGGTGGCCATGAACACGCGGTTGTCAGCCGGGTCAGGTGCCGTGTAACTGAAGATCGACTCCACCGACTGCGCGACGCTGGCGACTTCCACCGCGCCGGCGTATGCCTGCCAGCCCTTGCGCAGCTCCACGCCCTGCTGGCGCGGAATGAAGTTGGTCAACACCAGCGCATCGGTGGGCTGCATTGCGCTGATCGGGTCGCGGTAGTTCAGCCCGCCAGTAGGCGCGGGGATAACGGCGACCTGCGCTGTCTGCGCGGCGGCCGCCCTTCGCGGCGTCTTGAAGGGTTTGACCGGGATCAGCGGCATGGTTTACGCCCCCATGCCCGTGTCGGGCGTATTGATCAGCGGCTGGATGTACGGGAAGCGGAAGTCGCGCGCCATGGTCAGCACCGGCGCGCCCTTCTCGGAATTCTTGCGGTTCTCGAACGCGATGTTGAAGTCGCGCATCGCGGCACTGCTGTCCAGGCCCTTCATCTCGAGCCACTTCACTCGTGTGTACAACGTGATGACAGTCGAATCGAGCAGCGACACGTCGCCGTTCTGCGTCATCCGGTTTTTGAACAGCGTCGGATCGTTCTGATCGCGCACCCAGCCGGCCGAGACGTAGAACACGTTCATCGTCTGCGGCGAGTTGGGCGGCGCCAGCACGTAGATCTTGTTGTCGCGGACCTGCCAGTAGAACGACAGCGTCGGCAGCGTCGTGCGGATCAGCAGCTGCTGCCACATCTGCGCCGACACCGGGCCCAGCGAAGGGAACTGCGTCGTCGCGTTCCAGTTGGTCTGGTCGATCCAGCGGTACAGGTCATCCGGCAGGGCGAAGCCCTTTTCCTTCTGACCGTTGGTGTCCGACTGGATGGGGATCTGGTAGTTCTTGACCAGCTCCTGCCACTCGAACATCGACAGCAGCTCGTTGCCGGCCATGTTGGCCGCCTGAACCATCTGCTGGACCGCGGGGTCCTCCGAGCCGGCAGGATCTGCAGGGACGGGGTAGGCCACCATCCCGGCCACGTTTTGCACGATGGCCGAGAGGGTCGATTCGTTGACGATCTGGAAGGCCATCCCCGTCCTCCGGTTTACTCAGCGTCGGCCGTGGCTGCGACCTGTCGCTTGGGCTTGATCTGCGCCTTGAGCGCCTCGAGCTGGGCCTGCATGTCCTCAATCACCTGGTCACGCTTTTGCAGCTCCTCGTTCATTTTCTCGATCGGGGCATTGTTGGCCGCGACCTCCATGAACGCCTTGGCGCGGGTCTTGTCCTGCTGGAAGGACATGAACTTCTGCCCGAGGTTGTCGGGCGCGTCGGCCAGCTGCTCGATGGTGACGATCTTGAAGAACTTGTATTCCTCAGCCTTCGACGGCGTGATGCCAGGCAGCGCCGTCAGCGGCGTGCCAGTGACGGCCTCAGCCTGGCCCGCCTTCCACTTGTTGTACCGATCGGAAAAACGCTGGATGTCCAGCGCCGTGATCGGCTTGTCGATGACGCTGCTCTTGTCACCGGGCGTGTGGATGCGGATGTAGTCCACCTCGTCGTAAATCGCGCGCCCTGCATCCTTGCTCTTGGCGTGGTGCATCACGGGCTTGCGATAAAACTCGATGTACAGCTTCGAGTCCATCGCGTAGCGGGACTCGTTGGGCTGCGGAAGTGGGATGTCGTCAAATACAGTGGGTGTCGTGGGTTGCATGGTTTTTTCTTTCTAGTGGTGGATTAAGCGCCGGGACCGTCGCCAGTCTCGACCTTGAGGTCAGTCGTCGTGGCAGCTGCGCCGATGCGCTGGCCGCTGATGCTGGCCTCGTCTGCGCCAGTCGGGTTGATGCCTTCGCACACAGCGCCGAGGCCCTGCGATGCGTTGGTATCGAGCACCGTCTTGGCGTTGGCGCTCACAGCAGCGCCATATCCGATGGTGTAGAACGTGAACTCAGCCACGGCCGAGTCATCATTGCCTGCGCTCGTGGCGTAGGCGCGGACGACAACGGTCTGACCCGAGGCTGCGGGCAGCGTGACCGCGCCCGAGTAGGTCGTCCAGCCGGTGCTGGCCGGAGCGGTCCCGTAGGTGTAGCGAATGGTCGCACCCGCCGTGGCGCATGCCAGCGTGAAGGTGGATCCGGGATTGACCTGGCCGCCAGAAGGCGACGCGGTCGGGGTTGCGGTTGCCGGCATGTTGATCTCCTGAATGGCAAAAAACCCAAGGGGTGTGGGTCACCCCAGCCCCTTGGGAAGGGTGACCCACGACAGGCCCACCAATTAGTTCTGCATGCGGCCCTGGAACTGGGCGCCAGAGGTGGTCAGGTTGCCGGCCCAGGCGAGGATTTGCACCTCGGCGTCCTGGTTGATCGCGTAGCGGCGATTCGGCGACAGCGGGACCATGTTGCGGTCCTTGTGGGGGCGCCACTTGATGAACTTGGTGTTCAGGAAGAACGCCGTGTTCGCCGGGCAGAAGCCACCGATACCGCCGTCCAGCACCACGTCAGCGTCCATGAACTTGATGGACGGGAAGCCGAGGTTGCCGGTTTCCGGCGACGTGAAACGCTGCTGAGCCTGCAGGCTGGCCATGTACAGAGCCCAGTAGTTCGTGTCCATGACGATCAGATCGACACGGTCAGAACCACGGGTGGTCTGGGCCCACAGGTTGTTCATGCCTGCCTGGATGTTGGCCGCCGTGGCGTTGCCGCCGGTGGCGGTGCTGAAGTCGTACAACTTCGAGCGCCAGAAGGTC